AAACGAGAACACATCTTGTAACATTCTGTAATATTATTTGATTAGACATTTTTTAATTGCTTCCCTATGTTACGGCATCTCCAAGAGATACCTAGTTTGGAATCATTCTAAACTAGAATTTAAAAAGGAAAATAACTATGCAAGATAATACAATCATTGATTCAGATCATAAGTTTTTCACACTTGATCTAGATACGCAATCTCAATATTTAAGAGATATACTATCAATTGCTTTACATGGTACAGATCAAGCAACTAGATTAAAAGAACTAAGATATCTATTAACTATGGAAAGTGAGGGTGAATCGTGAGCAACGTAAAAATCAGTTCAGTTTATAGAGTTCCATATATCAACAGATATATTGAGCAACCTAAACAATACAAGAAACCACAAGCACCAGTATATGCTAGTGAGAAATCTATGTATGACACATGGCACACCTTAACAGCTATTCAAGTTCAGATGGTGAATACTTGGAAGAAAGCAACCAGTAAACGAGATAAAAAACGCCTAGCTAATTATCTTCGTAAAGAATTTAATGTAGATGTTAGAGAGGTTGCATAATGGATTTAAGAAAATCAAAGCAGTATCAGCTCGATCAAAAATATGTCCTATTATGTGATGAAGATATGATTGATGAACAGCTAGATCAAGATTTAAAAGAAGAGTTAGAAATACAATTTAATGGAGAAAACAGCTAATGAATAAGATCAGATCAGAGGTGAATAAACGACAAGCTAAATCTAGTTTTGAAAATTTATTAAAAGCTAGATATGAGCAATTCAAGAATAAATATGTTCCAATATGTGAGCGACCAAATGAAAATCCACTAGATAACTTCTTGAAGGGAGTTCAATAATGATTAAATCAAATACTTATGGAGTATTAAGAGCATTTAATAAAGCATTGACTGAGAAACAAATGTGCGAAGAATTCGACATACCGCAAACGAGAAAATGGCTTAAAGATTTTTATGAAATCTACCGCAAATCAAGAAAACATTTTAAATATAGAACTAGAATATGGTGTGATGAAAGAATGGAATATCCATTATTTTCTGATGAATTTGATGGGAAAAATTCTGTTGATTATTCTTTGGTTAAAAATCTGACAGTCAATAGAATGACTTACCAAGATTGGAAACAATTCAAAGATAATCTATCAGCTATGACTACTAGATTATATTATATCAATAAGTTTTCTTCTAGTGGTTGGAATTTTATCAATGATGAAATAGAAAAATTCAGAGGATTTACTGACGATTTCATCAATTATGCTAATGAAGTAAATTAATAAAATAACTATTGACAAACTTTTATAACCTGCTATGTATACGTAATTATATATAGCAAGATATAAAAATCATTTTATATCATAACCAAATACAGGAAAAATAAACTATGTTTAAATCAAATGCTTATGGAATATTGAGAACATTTAACAAGGTATTAATTGACAAACAAATACATGAGATGTTCAGCACTTACCAAACTAAAAAATGGCTTCGAGATTTTTATCAGACTTACAACCATTCAAAAAGAAACCCCGAACTATTCAATGAAACAGATATTATTGATTTTAGTTTTGCGGAAAGACTTACAGTCTATAAAATGTCTTGGAAAGAATGGCAACAATTCAATAGTAGCCTAATAGATCTGAATTATAGACTACATCTTTTCAATAAAGGAAAAACAAGCCCTATCAACGGCTCTGTTGCTGTTTTTAGATACTTCCTTGATTGCTTTCTTGATTATGTATCAGAAAGAGAAACTGAATTATTTGATCTGATATGTTGTGAAGATTGTGAAGAGTCAGTCCATGAAGATTATTCTACTAGTGTTTATGGCGGGGATCGTATAATATGCGAAGATTGCAGAGATAGTGAGTATTACTATCATAACGGGTCAGATCAGTATGTGCATAATGAAGATGAAGAATATTCTGATTGTGAAGATGGAGATGAAGATAATGATTGCGATTTTCAGGGTGTGCTTCGTTATGATGTTGACGTTATGGATTATCTAAGCAAGAAAAAGCTAGACAACGAGCCAAGAATTACCCGTAAGACTTTGCTTGGTGGGCTTGAGTGTGAGTGGGAAGCTCGAAGTTCTTGCCCTACCGATTTACCCGAACAGATTGA